AACGCCTTGAGTAATGTTGACCGAGCCGGGGTAGTAATTACTGAAGATCGGCTTACCAGTTGTGGGGTCAACGTAGTTACAGCCGTTAAATACGCCCAACGCAGCAGCATGCGTTGCTGGGAGAAATTTAACAACAGAACCGTTGACAATAGTGACTAGGTCACCTTGGAAAATCGCTCCAGCCTGACTGTCATCAATGTTGTAGCCATACTGCTTCTGTGCTCCAGTAGCAGAAAGGTTACCTAATGGCTTCAGACCAAAGGCTTTATCTACGTTTGCCATTTTGTCTATCCTTAAAAAAGTTATTCGTCAGATTTAGGTCCGCCGAAAGTGGTTTTTGACCGTCGTTCTGGATTGTTAATCCGCATCGACCCGTGGGCGTTGCTTTTTAACAACTCATTATCAACAGCCTTTAGTTGATCCTTCGTTCTATCAGAGTAATATGCACGTCGCTCTTCTGCCGTCTCTTCAGGAATTCTTGCAAGCAACAAGCTTCCCACACCGATTAATCCAGTGTGTCGGCCGTCGTCTACCGAGGTAGATTGGAACTCAGGGTGCTCATCTGCGCGGACAAGCTCGTAACCCTCACGGAGTTTTGACGACACATTGCTTCGGTCATCAAACCCATTTGCTTCCTTTCTGATCCAACGGTGCCTGAAGCCTGGAGGCGCAGGAGGCGCATCCAACCTTGAAGGAGGAGCCCATGGTTTACGGCGCGCAGCAGCACTACGTGTTTCACTCGTGCGCGGACTGCGATTTAATTTAGGCACTTCAACTTGATCTACCATGTTCTACTCCTTAACGTATTTGGCATATTCCTCAAGGGGAACACCCAATTTTTTAGCAATCGCAACCTGGCTCGGTGTGAGCTTTACGGTGCGGCGTGCGTTGTTTATTCCGGATGACCGGGAAGCAGGTGCGACAGCTTGCACGGGTCTGTCGCCTCTGGAAGTTTGTTGCATAGGTGCTTTATTACCACTAAATCGATTAGGAAACAAGTCCTTCATGCGGCGATCTAGTTCTTGGTAATAATCCTCAGACTGAGGATCAAAGCTTTCCTGCGTTACTAATTGTAAATGAATTCCACGGGCAGCGTTAGTCATAACGATATCCCGACCAAACCACTCGTTGTCCTCGGCCCATTGTTCGGCCTTGGGATCAACCTGCGGAGCCTGTTGATACTGTGGCTGCTGCGCCTGGTACTGGGTTTGCTGGGCCTGTTGGGCTACACGCTGTTGGCGAAGCTGCTCGGCACTTGAGATCTGGCGCTGGTCTAAAAGAACCTGGGTCAAACGTTCTTGAGCCTCAAATTCGGTGTCCGTGTCGCCTTCTTCACGAGCTTTTTTAATGATTTGCTTAAGGGCCACGGCCTGGGTTTCCACCCGAGACTTGGCCTCGCCCAAGCGAGCACTGTCAGTGGCCTGAAACCGCTGCTCAAGCTCGGAAGCCTTTGCCTGTACGCTTCTTGCGTATTCAATGGCTGCCTGCTCACGCCTTTGCGACTCCCGCAATTTCGCGGTCATCTTGTCAATACGCTTTTTGACCTTGTCGCTGTAGTCCACAAGCTCGTCTTCTGAGCCTTGTTGCGTGGCAACAGACTCATGGGCTGCGGGCACTTCCCTCTCTACAAGGGGAGGTTCCGGTGCTTCGGCAAGTTTTGCCTCTGTCCCATTGTCTCCCTCGGTGAGCTCAACCGTTGCCGGCTGCTCGTCCTCTCCTATCTTAAACTCCAGTTGCTCTTGACTCATACTGCCTCCTTACATGTGAAGAATGTCTTCAGGGTCATTTACCACGCCAATGATTTCGTCGTCGTTCAAAATCCGTATCTCCCCGCCATCAATTTGAATGCGAGATCCGGCATAACGGCCAAAGATGATCCAGTCACCCTCCTTGCACCACGGGCCGTTAGGAAACTTCTCCTGATCGGCGTAGGCAAGGTCTCCCACGCGCAGAACGTAGCCGCATGTGGTACCAAGCTGGGTCTTCTTTTGGGTCTCCTCGGCAAGCACAATGCCTCCCTTGGTTTTTTCCGCCCCGCGATAGGGCAAAATGGCAATTCGCCAACCCGTAGGCATGGGAATGCGACTGCGGACTTCCTCCTGGATTCTTTCAGGGTCAAACTTGCCCTCTGAATCATAGGCGTCATCCAAAGTCGGGCCGGTTACAGCCGCTTCCTCTTGCCATTTTTGTTCCAACGCAGTCAATGTCATGGTCGCTCCTTTAGGTTAAAAATCGTTTTGTTGAGAACGTTTAAGTAATTCTTTGGTAGCGATCTCACACAACTTTAAGCCTTCCAGACGACCCATCATGAACCTATATCTCTCCATGTCCGAGATGCTCCCGGCGAGGACGATAGCTTCTGAGTCCTGCTGCAGTTTTCTAATTTCTTTTAATATAGCTTCTGCAAATTCAAGCATGGTTTAATATTCCATGAAGTAGCAGACGGTTTTGGCCACCGTCTGAAAGGCGCTTTATCAACAAATTCTGGTTTTTTTAGAACGGATTACTTTACCCTGTCCCCGTGATGTTACTAGACCGCCCTTGGCATACGTTCCAACGCCAGGGTTGCCCTCTTCAGCCTCATAGGCCCGCGCCTCTGCCGGAACCTCTTCCATCATCTTGCGGCCCTCTTTGGTCATATCGCGAGCGGCCTTGGCCGAGGTCGTCGAAAAACGAGAAAGGATGTCCTTCTCGCCTGCCATGCCTTGCACAGTCTTTTCACGAGCCTTTTCAATTTTGGCGCGTTCTTTTGCAGTAGGTTTACGGTACATGGGCATATCTAACTCCTAATAAATTTTGGTTTTCTTCAGGGCGTCCTTACGAAGGACTTCCATAAACGGACCTTGGACTTTGCCACCCTTCTTCATCCCTCGGCTTTTACCCGCCTCAGAATAGGCAATCGCTGCCGCTTGCTTCACGGCAGCAGATTTGCTCTTGGGCTTGCTAGTGCCAAGTTTCCCAGTCTTTTTAAAGCTCGAAACCATCTCGCCAATGTTTCCAGAGATGGTCTTTTGACTCGATCCTTTTTTAAGCGGCATTTGGTTTCTTCCCTTGTTGTTGGCTAATCTGCGCCACCCGCTCACGAGCTATGTTGGCGCGAAGCTGGGCAATGTTTTCCTGAGAGTTTACCCTAGCCTGGTTGGCTTGTGCAGTCTGCGTGGCCTTTTGAGCGTCTAGCTGCAGGCGCTGTTCCGCAATTGCATTGTCGCGTTTATTGTCCTCGTCGCGAATCTTTAGTTCCTCTGCCTTGAGCGCGACCACTGGATCAGGGCCCTCGCCACCACCTAACTGGGACTGCAAGCTACGAACTTCTTGCATATACTGAGCAATCTTGAGCGCAACCATGCCTTCCTTTTGGATGGCCGAGACCATGCGGTCAGGGTCCTTGCCGTACTGCACAAAGAGCTCTGCTTCAACATCTTCCTCGGCCTTGATACGGACGTGCTGAAGAATGTGCTTTTGCAATTCCATTGCGGCCATGGGAATAGTTTGAATCAATGGGCTTAGGCCCATCATCAGGTGGCTGGCAATGTGGGCGTCATGCTGCTGGCCAGCAAAGGCCTTCAAGGTCATGCCGTCCATAACGTCCGCATTCTCGCTTGCCGGGTCTTTAGGCATTTGGCTATTCTGCGGACGCAAAATACCGTCAATGTCCCGGATATTTAACGACGCATAGACCCTGTAATACGCCTCATACATGTTATGCATTTGAGGCGCGGACTGCGCTAGCTGTAATTGCGTCTGTGCCAGCGTAATTCGCTGCGCGGTCGAGAATATGTTCGGGTCTGCCACAGGCAAAACCGCGACCAGGTCATTAAAATCCTTCTTCTTGATGGTACGCTTAGCGCCCGGTACATCATAGGGGTATTCATCAGGTAGGTACTCCGCAAAGCCCTTGGCCAGAAGTTCAAATTCCATCTTCTGCGCATAATGCATGCGCTTGTGGATGGCTGACATAACATTGGAGCCCTTTTCCAAGAGCGCAATGGTCGTTCCTACGGCTGCCTGCTGGTTACCATCACCAACCTGCATGTCAGCAATGCTTGCTAGGCGTTTTCCTGCCTCAACCGTGAACCCTAAGAGCTGAAACAGCGTCTGCGACGGCTCTTTGTACGGCAATGGCATGAGAGAGGACTGAAGTTCCGCGCCTCCCGCATCGATATCGCGCCATTCGCCAGGCTGGATCGGATTATCGTCATCCGCGATCCGTGCGCCTTTGGCCTTAAAGCCTGCTGGTAGGTTAGCAAGCGTTCCTGCGTCCAAAAGTTGACGCAATGCAGAGGTTGCGGTCTTCGATAGACCGCCGATTAGGTGTACAAAGCCCAAACCGTAGGCGCCTAAGCCCTCTACAAGCACATAATGCACAAAATAATTACGCCGGCAGCACTTTTCGTCGCCCTCGACCCAGTTTCTACGGATTGCAAGCACCCGACCGCTGGTTTCGTCGATTGTTACGACGTAAGGAAGCTTGATCCCAGTGGGCTCACCGTCCTCACCCACGTCTTCAAAGCCTGGAAGGTCCAAATCAACGTGGTATTCAAGCAAAAATATCTCGGAAGGAGAGCCTGTTTCCACAACTCCCGTCTGTTTGTCCACCGAATACGTGATTTGGCTCGCATCTATCGGGTAGTTTTCCGGTTGGATGTCTAAATCTAAGTATTCCCCGCTCACGACACGCTTGCGAAAGTCGTTTGAGTCCATCGGAATACGGTTCGTGATCCGTGGGCACTCGCTCATGACGCTCGAGCCAAAGTACGGGATGAATAAATCGTCAGGCAAGACCAACTTTGACACCATCCGTCCTACCTGGTTGTCGTAATACACCTTCTTGAACGTCGATCCGCCGTATCCGGTATAGAAAAGCAGCTGGTCAAACTCCGGTGTGTACTCCTTCATCACCGTAGTTATCTGGTAATTCATGAAATCCTGGACACGAGCGGCCTGCTGGGCCTTTTCTAACGTCTCTTTGCCAAGGATCTGCGTACGCACAGGGCCGCTTGCCGGCATTAGTTCCTTAAACGCCTGGGCCTGGAACTGCACAATGGCCTCGGTCAGCATTGGATGCACCGCACCAGCGGCGCCCCGGAAGGGTTTGGTGCGCTCTTCAATCTTTAAGCCCAATAGTTCCAAGCCCTTGGAGTACATCATCTCCCAGTCTTGGCGACTGGACTTGTCTGCCTCGAACAAAGCAGCAAGGTCCAAGGCAATCCGTTGCCGGTCGTCCTGGTCTACTACCTCGGCCAGGTTGGCATAGAAGTCCACATCCTTGTCTTCATCTTCACCGATCTCGACCACGGCGCTGCCGTCTTCTTCCAAGACGATCTCGATGTCCGGAATGCCCTCTTGCTCGATCTCAATCTTGAGCTCGGACTCTGACGGGGCTTCGTTAACTATTTTGTCAATGGGCATAATCTTTGTCTTTTACTTGATTTATTCTGTTTGGTCAAGTCAGTCTGGGTATTTCTCAACTCCGCCAAGCAAATCTGCCAGACGGTTAAATTCTTGTTTGGTGATATGCGGCTGGCCTGCTATGTCACTCGTCTTTACATCGATTCCCCGATTTTGCAACGACTGCAGCATTTGGGGTTTTATTTTCACCAGGTCCGTATTGGCCAGGTCGCCCACACGACTCCAGTTACCGGATGTCACAAAGTCCTGAATAAACGGAATGTACTTCTCGTTGGGCTTGTCGTTACCTTTGCCCTTGATCTGCAAAATCTCTTGGGGCTTTGAATTAAGCCATTCGCGGAATTTAGGGTGTTGAATGACAGCGAAGTTGTTTATGCGGTCATCCAAAAACGTATCAATGTCCTCTGGCCAACGAGATTCATTTTTCGGCCAGACACCAAGTTCTACCCCAACGTCCCCGTTTTGTAACAAGAAGTCTCTTGGCGTATTGCCCTCCCTGCGAATATCCGCAGGCGCCGTCTCAATCGTTACATGCGGCTCACCCTTGTTGTCGCGTAGCGAGAAGATACGCGTCTGGTTCGTCCAGACGTCGTCACAGTATCCACCAACGCAATGGCGCATGGTCGAGCCCTCATACTTCAAGGCCCGCTCAAGATCATTCTTGGCCAGGAACTGCAGCGCTTGATCCCGTACAGAGGTTGGTGAATCCATGTTAAACGAAGTTAACTTTTGCCCATCCGGTCCTCGCAGTGAGGAACCAGATGGACTTGTAGTTACTTCATAACCTGGAGGCAACTCAGTATAGGTCGGAGCTTTTAGCTCCTGCCACTTCAACTTACGCGGCGAATTCGGATATTCCTTAAAGGTCGTAGCTGCACGATTCGCTTCTTCCAGACTTGCTTGCGCCCGTTGTTGCATGCGCCAGTCGTTGATCTTATTGACTTGGCGGAAAGCCTTCTCAATGCTTAACTGCTCAAGGTCCTCGGGCTTTAGGCGCAGATTAGCGGGTAGGTCCGTGTTCGGGCGCAGCGCATTTTCTAACTCGTCAATCGTATGCGTGAACATCTGCTTCTCACCTACATACGGACTTACAGAGTAGACCATCTCATTTGGGTTAATCTTTGCAATCCAAGGATTAGCCGCTAGGTCCGGTGAGTTCGCTTCAACCAAGTCACCTGCCCGATGTGGAATAAACACCTCATCGGCTTCCTCTTCCCACTGCTTGCCAAGATTACTCTTTGAAATGGGGAAAGGAGAAAAGCCTGCTTTTTCTCGTGCCTCTCCAGTTCTTAAAGCTGGATGTGTATACGGGCCTAGCTGAATCGGAAGTTTGCTTGTTTCCTGAAAAGCTGCTTCAACCTTATCGATCTCGTCTTCCAGAGCTGCCTCGGACGCGTCTGTGTTTTTGCCCTTGGCCTTTGCCTTGGCGATGTCGTCCTTCATTTTAGCGATGCGCTTTAATCCAGCTTGATAATCCGCCTGGACCTTTTCGCTCATTTCATCGGCAAGCTTGCGAACAGGATCTGCCTCACTGCCCATCTCTGTGCGGATATACCTGCCAAGTTTATTTTGGATCCAGTTATCCAAAGCGGCCAACGGCTCTAGGTTTTTCATGCTATTTGCAACGTATTCCTGCGTCACGGTGGATACTTTTGTAAGAGCTTCGGGGGTGTAGGTTTTTCTCATCTCCTGCATTACATCAGCAGCATATGCGCCTGAACTCGTATGTGGACGAAGATCCGCAATCGCTTTGTCCACGTTCTCCAAAAGCACGTTTCCGCCCTTGGGCTTGATGATTCCACCCAGACCGCCACCGGTCCAGTTCATAATGAATTCTTGCGGATCACTTTGGAGTTGCTGTGCAACGTTGCCAAGCGCACGCTTATTAAACGCAACCGGGTCCGTCACCGCCTCACGCAAGTTACCATACACAGTCTGTCCCGCCTGCTTCAAAAGATCTAACCCCTGCCTTGCAAGACTCGGACCCTGTGGCCCTTGGTCCATGGGCAACGTTCCAACAGTCATCTGCTGCGCAATCTCACCATACTCAGGGCTGCCCTCCGCGCGTCTAATGAAACGGGTTGTGGAGTCCTTAAGTGAATTGTAGAGCGAGTCCAGCTTCCCTGTTGGTGCCTGGTATGTATACGGCGGCAAGTCTTTTGCATCCAGTCTTTGTTGCCGCAGCCCGGTTACTGATTTGTAGGCTTGGATAATCCGGTCGTCATCACCAAATACCTTTTTTCTAATGACGGGGTCTTGAGTTAGATCAATCCCATAGTGGGTCTCTATCCCAGACAGATCCGCAATGTATTCAAAAAGGGGCTGATCTTGATCCCCTATTCTACCAAAATATTGATCTTTTCCTAAGTTAAGCTTTTTTGATAAATAGTTTTTTACTTCTTGACTAGCTAAACCCGACTTCATTCGATCAACCGCCTTGCCACCATTGACACCGGCCTTTTTTAAATTCTCAAACAAAAAGTTTGTTTGTGCGCCAATAAACGCTTCTATATTATTTTTTGTTTTTTCTGCTTCTGTTTTTGTGTTTTTATTTCTGTAATACCTTTCATTTGCTAACCCCTCTAACTGGTGTTCAAACTCGTGGGCAGCAACATAAGGAACAGTTTGTGCGACATCTTCATCAAAAGTCACTACTCTAGGATTTTTAGATGCAACAAAGGCATTAGCAGGTTCCTCCTCAATGCTCCTTGGGATTATTTGCAACCTGCCTTCTTGTTCTATTCTCGGTCTTTTTATAATGTTTTGTTTGTAGCCAGGAACTCCGGCCTCAAAGATTCCAATTTGTTTTATTAGTTCTTGGTCCGCTACTTCGCCATACTCAGGGCTGCCCTCGGCACGCCGGATAGGACCAACCCTGCCAAGCTTGCCAGCCATATCCAAAGAATACGGGGGTAACGCGTAGAGCTGTTGCCGTGCAAGAGTAGAGGGCTGCTGAGGTTGCTGTGGTCCTTGGGCCGTGGGCCTTGGAATAATACGCTTGACCGCCTGTCGCGTCGGAGACTCCTGCTCTTTTCGTTGAGCCTGACCCATCTGCATCGCCTCACGCATCCTGGCAATCTCAGCCTCGGTATACGCGTCATCACTTTTGGCCTCGCCCCCTTCAGCAAAGGCAGCGGTAGACAGACTGTTGATATCGATTAACCCACCAAGGGCCATGGACAACGGGCCGTCAACCTCGATAGGCTGTGCAGCAGGCATCTGGCCAACAGGACCGCCCACGGCAAAACGAGCTACCGACAAGCTGTCAATGTCTTCGAGGTTTCGGTCCATTAAGGTCCCAGCAGAAAAGTTGCTACAATTCTATGCCTCAATAGTACTCCGGCACAAGCCCCTCACTGACTTTCTCATCCTGATAGTCGCTGTCAAGGTTAATAAAATTCCCGGCACGAAACCGCATCATCGCCTGGGTGGTCGAGTCCACAAGGTCATCATTGTCCCCATTTGGGAACGCCGCACACTCCTCGATCAACTCCATCGCCCAATCAGTGTCCGGGGCCCAGACCATACCGGACTCGAACAAAGGGGCCACCGCGTTGGCTCGAGAGATCTTATCCTGACCTGACCGGCGTCCACCTGGCGTGTACATTGTAACAGGGATCCCAATTCGGCGAAGCTCTTGCTGCAATGGCACACCGGTTGCCTTGGCCTCGATCAACACGTTATCGGGCTTCCACTCGTCATACTGCTCCTTGGCCCTACGCTTCAATTCAGGAAAATCCCATCTTCCCTTTTGCATGTCCAGGAGGATAATAGCAGGCCCCCCATCTTCCTGGGGGTAGAACACGCCCCAGGTCGTAATGACAGAAAAGTCCGCCGTCTCCTTTTTGGAGTACGCCGTGTCATAGGACTGGATGATGTAATCAATCTTGGGCGTGTAGTCGTGCTCCCAGAGCTGCCACCACTCGCGCTTGAGAATAGCGCCCTCGTCGTTGGTGGGCTGCTGCTGGTACATGGCGTTCCACTTCTGTGGGGACAATGACGCCTTTACGCCCAATAACTCCTCAAGCTTCCAAAAGCTTGGCCATAGGGGATTACCACTAGGCAGAATTGCAGGAAACTCGATTACCTCCCAACGGTCCGCCTTGTGCGAGACCTGGGACTTGATCAACCTGGCAGTAAGATCCTTTGTTCCCCAACGCGTCATCACAATGACCACAGCTCCGCCAGGCTGGAGTCGCGAACGAGGTCCAGAGGAATACCAATCCCAAGCATTTTCCAAGGCAAGCTCTGATGCCGCGTCTTGTTCCGAATGCGGGTCGTCAATGATCAAGAGATCCGCGCCACGTCCAGTCATCGCACCGCCAACACCGACGGCAAAGTACTCGCCACCCTCGCTCGTCTCCCACCGGCCCGCAGCTTTCGAGTCCTGTTTCAAAAAGACCTGTGAGAAGAGCTCCCGATAATTCTCCGCCGACATAAGGTCCCTGACCTTTCGGCCAAAGCGCACGGCAAGCTCTCCGGTGTGGGTCGCTTGAATGATCTTGGTTGTCGGTTTACGTCCCATGATAAACGCAGGCAGGAGATAGCTTGCGAATTCAGACTTCGTGTGCCGAGGAGGCATGTTGATGATCAAGCGCTTTAGCGTGCCGTTGGCAATCCGATCAAAAGCCTCGGCCATACGCTCGTGGTGCCCACTCAAAATGGCACTTGGCCAAACGTATTTAGCAAAGTCAAGAAAGTTTGTTTGTGCTCGCTCCTGCGCTTCCAGGAGGTGCAATCGTAATTCAAGTTTTAGGCGCTCAGATTCTACATCTTGCGGCGCGGCGGTCTGGTTCATGCAGAGTCCGTTCGAAAAAAATTTGCAAAAAATTTTTTGCTAAGTGCGTTTTTAAACTAAAGGGGGCCCTTTTGCAAGTCCGACCCGGCAAAAAGTTCCGAATTCTGTTTTGGCCAGGAAAAACTGTGTGAAATCGGGCTAAAGCCTGCGCAGCCCACGCACGGGGCCGTTTTGCTGGACCGATGTTAGTGGGC